CAAGATATCCTGGCAAGTATAAAGGGGATCCTACAAACATTATTTATAGAAGTTTGTGGGAAAGAAAGTTTATGGGGTGGTGTGACCTAAATGAAAACGTTATAGAGTGGGGTAGTGAAGAGATTATCATTCCTTATAGAAGTCCTATCGATGGTAGGTTTCATCGTTACTTTCCTGATTTTTATGTTAAGTCTCGCACCAAAAGTGGAGGACTCGCAAAAAGAATTATCGAAATTAAACCATTTGCACAAACACAGGCACCAGCAAGTCAAAAACGTAAAACTCAGAAGTTTTTAAAGGAAGTTGCTACATATGGTGTAAATCAAGCAAAATGGAAAGCAGCAAAAGAATACTGTAAGGATCGTAGAATGCAGTTTGTTATATTAACAGAAAACGAATTAAGAGTATGAGTGTTTTTACAGAAATACAAACTAAATCACAAGGAAAAGCACAATCATCAAATTGGTGGAGAACACAACTCTTTCAAGCACTCTTTGATATGGGTTTAGGTGCTGATGGTGTAACACCTGGCACAGCAATTACTTTTCAGTATGACCCAGAAGACGATAATAAAGAACTTATGAAATTTTGGGATAAATATCCTATGGTTTACATATATGGTGAATCTGATAAACACTTCTGGGGTGCTAACGTTCATTATATGAGACCAGAACTTCGTAAATATGGATTTACTCCAGCAGCACCACCACAAACCATACATAAATACTTAAGGACTAATGTAAGAAGTAGTATGTTGGTCGTTCCAGACTCTGAATGGGATGATATTGGTCAAATACCATCCGAACAGTTTCACATTACAACATTTGGTCGAGATACAGCAGTTCCAACAAGCGTTTTACTTAAAAAAGGAGAGTTAGTTTGAAAGTACCTAATTCGTTTATTAATTTCCAAGATATTGTCAGTACAGGTGCCTATGAACCGACTTTAGGTAATCTTTATGGTGTCTGGATTGGTTTTCCTTTAGTATTTGCTGCAATGGAAGGCTGGAGTCAAGCCCAAAGTCAAGAAATATACAAGGCGGTTAACTATTTTGCAGATAATGTTACTATACCTTCTCGTGGAGTCACCACGGGAGATATCAAAAATATTGGTGTTCAGCGTACTTATGCAACTGGACAAATTCCTAACGAACTTACTATTTCGTTCATAACCACTAAAAATATGTGGCATAGAAACTTCTTTGAGAAATGGATGTTAGCAATGGCACCAGACTCAGAAAATAGAGTTGGTTTCTATGACGACTATACAGCAGATATATTTGTAGAGAAATGGGAAAGAGGATCTAATGTTTTAGCACAAAAAGTTGTTAATGGTAAGAAGTTTGAAACAAGAATGAATAGATCGGTAGGTGTTTTCCAGTTCGTTGGTTGTTTTCCGACGAATATGGGTCAATTAACATTTACCAATGAACAAAACGGTTTAGTTAAGATGGATGTTGTCTTTAAATTTGAAAGATATAGGTTCTCTGCCAAGATAAAGAAACCTAATGAGTGGACAAATGACACCGTTTTAACTGAAGATGTTTTAAAAACTATGGATGACATTAAAATAGGTTCTGCCTTTGGTGTCTAAATAATTCTACTGAGTTGCACTCCCCTTAAATATGCCTTTACCAAAACTGAGCATTCCAGACTATGAATGCACCCTGCCAAGAGGTCAGAAAGTCACCTATCGACCATTTCTAGTTAGAGAAGAGAAATTGCTTTATATGGCAATGGAAACTCAAAATAACAAAGAGATGATCAAGGCAGTTAAAGAGATTATCAAGAATTGTACAAATGTCAAGAACCTAAGTGAACTTGCTACATTTGATATTGAATATCTATTCTTAAAAATTCGTGGTAAATCTGTAGGTGAAGTTAGTGAATTTAAACTAACTTGCCCTGATGATGAAAAAACACAAGTTGAAGTAGAAGTCAACTTGGATGAAGTTAAAGTTGAAATCCCAAAAGATCATTCTAATGTGATCAAATTAACTGATCAGATCACCTTAACTATGAAATATCCATCTCTGGATAGTTTTGTGAAAAATAATCTATCAGATAATCCTGGTCTTGAAGATGTATTCAAACTAGCAGCAGATTGTACTGATACTATTGCTGACGGTGAGGAACTTCACGAAGCAAAGTCTTATAAAAAGGCAGAGTTAGTAGAGTTCTTTGAAAGTATGAATTCACAGCAGTTTACATCAGTTCAGAAATTCTTTGAAACGATGCCAAAGTTATCTCACGAGATCGAGGTATTCAATCCAAAGACTGAAGTAAAAAGTACAGTTACATTAGAGGGACTAGCAGCTTTTTTCGAGTAGCCCTATCCCACGATTCGATGATGAATCTGTATGAGACTAATTTTGCTTTGATGCAACATCATAAGTACAGTCTCACAGAACTTGAGAATATGATTCCGTGGGAAAGAGATGTTTATGTGAATTTGTTGATACGTTATCTTCGTGAAGAGGAACGAAGACAGAAACAACAAGACTTTCAAAATAACCCACCTGGACAACAACTCTAATGGAAGGGGCAAGACCGCTAAACATACGAAAGTTTATTCCTGAGAAAGTAGGCACTGCAAAGAATCCTGTGCAAGGATTTACATTTGCCATCAACAGGATGGGTTTTGTCGTGGAAGATATTGGAGCAATATTTGCTGATATGCACAATCAGAGGTTGGCATATTGGAAAGATCAGAATGACGAAGCAAATTTACAGAAAGATAAAGATACTGAGAATAAGTTAGAATCAGACACAGAAAAAGCAGTAGAGTCAGAATCTAAAAAAAGTGGAGTTGCTGCAAATGCAACTAAGTGGTTGAATAAATTGTTGCAACCTTTTAAATGGATTGCTATGAAGGTAGGAACGTGGTTTCTACTAGATTTACTATCAAATCCTAAATTTAAAGGTATTCTTGATTTTAGTTTACCTATCATAGGTAAATGGTTGGGTAGTGTTTATAAGATATTGAATACAGGTGTCAACTGGATAATAGAGGCATTTGGTGAGAAGAGTCTAGTGGTGGGTGCACTTAAGATCATTGGTGGTCTTGGTGCCTTTTTTGTTGCGACTAGAGTGTTGCAACCTTGGAAATTAATAGGTGATTATCAAAGTTTAGTTAAGTTTTATAGGAATACTGTAGGAAAAACTTCTTGGGGTAAAAAATTAAAGAGAGCACAAAATATCAAGAGACTTAGAAATGAGAGAATGAAACGAGTCAAGAGATTCGGTAATATGAGAAATAGAATAAGAGCAAGAAGAACAAGAATGTTACGACTTAAACGTCTTACTAGAGTAAAGGCGGGTAGGTTTATGCAGGGTAAAGCAACTGGTTTCCTTTCTAAAGGTATGCCATTCTTAGCGGGTGCTACTGCCACAATTACAAGATTACAATCAGGAGACTCAGCTCAGAAAGCGATTGGTGGTGGTATTGGTGCTGCTGTGGGTGGTGCAGCGTTAACTGCACTGTTAACACCGATACTAGGTCCTTTCGGTCCTATTGTTGGTAACTTGTTGGGTGGATTTCTAGGAGATAAGATTGGTGCATTTGTAGGTGATGCCATAACACCTATCATAAAACCTATAAAGAAATTCATAGGTGAGATTATGATGCCTCTATGGAAAGCATATCTTACACCTTTGATTGACTCTGTTAGAGATATGATAGATGCACTCGTTCCAGCATTGAAAACTGTGTGGAATATGTTGAAACCAGTAGCAGAAGCAGCAGTAAAGAAAGTAAATGAGTTTTTAAATTCACCAGGTCTAAAGGCAACATTTGAGAAACTAATGTACCTTATTAATCTTGGTCAGAATGTTGTGGGAGGTACAGTTAATTACTTCCAAAGAACATTTGGATCAGAAGAATCTAAGGCATCTGCACAGTTAGTTAATGAAAACGATGATGTAAAACGTTTACGTAAACAAGTTGCTGATCTCAAGAAACAGAAAGCTGATAAAGGTGGTGGTAAGAGAAGTATATGGACAGGAGTTGATGGTGTTATTAAAACCAGTAACGGTGCACCAGGTATGAATATAATGAACGGTCACAGACATCCATTTGGTTCTACTATTGATGAAAAGATAGATCACTGGACAAATGTTCTTATTCCTTATGCTGAACAGAAAGCAAAAGATGCACAAGAATTAGTTAATAGTCTTGAAGATGGTGGAGGACCGCTAGAGAAGAATGTAACTGTTTCTAATACAAAGATTTTCCCATTACCTATGGGAAGATACGCAGGACAACCAGGTCAACGTTATGGTGCACCACGTAGTTATGGTGCACATACAGGTATTGACTTAACAGAGAAACCTCCATTTGGAGCTGACCCTGCTATTGATGTTGTTGCTCTAACTGGTGGTCAAGTATTGAAAGAGAAATATGATAACACTTTAAATTATATGGCAGGGTTGATGATAAGAAGTGCTGATGGATTTGATCACAGATATTTGCATATGTTACCATCAGTCGCAGTTGGTGATCATATCAAAGCAGGACAGAAGATAGGAAACCTTGTTGATATGAGTAAAATTGGTAGAGATATCAACGATACACATTTACATTTTGATGTTTATAAGATGGGTACCAGTGAGCATTTAGATCCAACAAAGATATATCCTGGTCTATTTGGTACACCTAACGCACCTATTGAAACATTGCCACCTGATAAACTAAATAACACCAGTGCTGAAATGAAAAATAGATCCGAAGCACTCGCTGGTGAAGAGTTGACAAGTGGTGTACAAACGATAGTTGTTATGCAACCTTTAGTTAAATCTAAGAAAGAAGTACAGGTCATACGTGAAGGTACTCCAATTCTTTCTAAAACATCCTCAGTAGGTCTCGCATAAATGGCAGTATCTAAGATTAGGTTTTATAAAAATGTAACTCCACCGACAGGTAGGATAAATGCAAAGAGCTTTAAAGTAACTGTAAAGGCAGTTAACTCTTTGGGTGCTACTGTCAATAGTCTTGGTGTTGTTGTAAAATCTCTACGAGATGGTATGGTCGCAGAGATGGAGGATGCTAGAAAAGCAGCAGCATTAGCAAGAGATAAAGCAAGAGAGAATAGAATAGAAGCAATAACAAGTAACGCACAGAAGATAGTTGGCAATATTGCTAAAGCTAGTATTGGTTTCCTTGGTCATCTATGGAAACTCTTTAAAAATTTAATTATATTCAGTGCTTTGCAATGGTTGAGTGATCCTAAGAATCAAGCAAATCTCCAGAGAACATTTGATCGTGTTGGTAAATTATTTAAGTGGATGTTTACAACATTTACGAGACTTGTTGATTGGATAGGAAAAACGTGGGATCAGACATTCGGTGAAAAAAGTAATTGGTGGGATCGACTGAAAGGTGCTGCCAAGTTAATGGGTGCTGCAGCCGCAGCATTGTTAGGACTAAGTTTCTTAACAACTCCAATAGCAACTGTCAAAGCGTTCTCGTCAATGTTATCCCTTGTAGGAAAGGGTATAATGAATATGGCGAAGTTCTTAGGTGGTAATATTGTAGGACAGTTGGGTCTTGGTGCAATAGCTGGTGTTGCTTCGTACAATGATATAATGAGTGATGAGTCTATAGATGAAGAGGATAGACAGTCAGCAGCGATAGGTGGGG